TTCTCAAGCGTCGTTTTGTTCGTGCTGAGCGTCCCAACGGTGACCTAGGCCACTACACTGGGGCCCTCGACGATTCTGTTTTTTTTAAAATGCTTGATTGGTGCCTTTCCAACAAGCCGCACACGTTCACTCGTGAACCTGATGCGGTACACATTGATCTTCAACAAATGAAGTCAACGGCTTTGTCTTGTTTGATTGAAGCGGCACAACATGGTCGAAAATTTTTCAATAAAATGCGTCGTCATCTGCTTGAGAGATTTGCTGCACTCGAATTTCCGATCGAACTTTATTCTTACCGCGAAGTCTACGACATCGTCTGGCACACTTCCCAACCCGTGGGTCAGAAGTACGACGTTGATGAAGAGCAGGAGGCTGAATTCGCGCTATTCGAAACGCAAAATAAACCACTCTCTTTCATACCTATTGAGCATCGTTCATTAATTTGTTCACCAATCTATGTCAGAATGCCCGTTCAACCTGCAGTCGTCGGTGGCCCAGGCGCGCCAACTATGGAAAACAAGGGAGGCGCTCCATCTTCAGGCGGAATCGAACCCGCTCAGAATGCCACGGCCGCTACAAGCAACCTCATTGTCCCGTTCTCTGGAGCAACTGGATTTCCGGGAATCGACATGTACACCCGCGACATTCTCATGGGAACCATCGTCTGGTCGTCCACTCAACCTGCTGGAACCATCCTCTGGGAATCAAGAATCGCACCGACAACTCAAAATCCTGTCATCAGCTACTTCTCTCGACCTTACAACTGCTGGACTGGTGGATTCGTCTACACTGCACAAATCGTCGGAACTGGTTACAATGGAGGAAAAATCATGTTCGTTAAACTCCCTCCAAACATCGACTACTCCGGTTTCACTGCTCAGGACTTCACCTACTTCGACCCTACGATTTATGATGTCAAGGAATCAGAGCAGTTTGCGCATACAGGAAACGATCAGAAAAACCTCATCTACCACTACTCCTCTACAGCTTCAGAGGACACTGATGGTAACGGTGGTACCATGCTCCTCGTCGTCCTCGCGCCGCTTGTCTCCGCTCAAGGGTCAGCTTGCCAAGTCAACACAATCATCTTCAATCGGGCTGATCCCTCGTTCCGCGTCACGCAACTTCTGCCAATCTCCTACGTCGAAGCGAACGAAGCTGACCTTGGCAACGCCGCGTTGTTATTCCCGCCCGGTATGACTGATCCTTATTTCAATGTCCCAGTCACCACAGCATATGTCAACGTTGCTGCGCCAACACTCACATCTGGTCAGTATGGTCAGGTAAATGCTGACGGTCAAATAACTGGAAATGGTACTTTCGTCCAGCTGCCTGATGTCATCGGCGTTTATTCAACTGGTGCAATTCAAAATACGTCTGGCCAAAATTTGCAACGTCCTGCAATTCTTACGACAGGTTATTCTTACCCTGTTGGCAATTCCGTGCAGTACAATGCGTCGATCACGTCGTTCACTCCTGCAGCCATCGCTTCATCTGGAAACAGCAGTACAGCTCCTCCTGGTGCCGCTTTCGATTTTTCACAGTTTACGTCTTCTTCATGGGGTTTCGCCGCCGGTTCACAACCAACGGTCGTTTTCGGTCTTGGTCAGTACCGGTCGCTTGCTCTTAAAGCAGACGCCGTTGCCAACGCTTTGGAAACCAATGAATCCGTCGTTACTTTTGGCGGTCCAGCCATGGCACAAACTGGTGGAGCTACCACAAGTTTTGGTGCTCAGGCTTGGTCGGCTTGTCTCACTGCACAACAGATCGAAATGTTGACAAATGGACTACTTGCCAATGTCATTTCACCTGGTCAAGCCATTCTGTTTGAAGTGATACAAAGGTC